TTTTCTCTCTCCCCAAGAAAAAAATTGGGGGATAAAAAATGACCCAAAATAAAAGAAATCAAAATAATTCTTACAAATATGGACAAAGTTACAGAAAATTACGCAAGATTATTCTGGCGCTGAATCCGACCTGCTATTGGTGCAAGACTGCTCTTGCGACCCAAGTGGATCACGATCCGCCGCTCGCATCAGTCGCAGATCCGCGAATGTGGGCAGGAGAGCTTCGGCCATCCTGCTCCTCATGTAATCAATCGAGAGGAGCTAAATATGGCAACGCCATCCGGAAGAAATCGCTCCCAAGCCGGAAGTGGTAAGAAGAAGGCCAGACCACGCAGACATGAAGCTGCAATGATCAAGGCGCTCAAAGGATTTCAAGACATATCGCCATCCATCATCGAATCGATGCTGGGGCTTGCTCGCACATGGGATCTCATTGAAGCATCCGGCAAGAATCTCCATTCTGTGCCTGCTATCGCCAAAGAGATCCGCGCTCACTGGGATATGATTGGAGTAGAGCGCGAAGAAGAAGACTTATGGCAGGAGCTCAATGACACTCCTGCTGAATAGCACAATGCCGCGCTGGGGCACTCCCCGAAGAGTTGAGCGAAAGACTCGCGGAGTGCAATTGCGCAAAGTCGCAGAGATGATGGGCTTCGAGCTCTTTCCTTGGCAGGCTTATGTCGCAGATGTGGCTTTGGAATGTGACGATCGTGGGGATTACTTCTGGACTACGGCTGGCGCAACGCTTGGCCGTCAGAATGGAAAGTCAAAGCTCGTCAGTGCCAGGATTGCAATGGAATGCTTGCAGCCTGGTCACTTTGCCGCTTATACGGCACAGGATCGAAATATGGCCAGACATGCCTGGGATGAGCATGTCTCCATCATGGAGCAATCGCCCAAGATCTCCAAACAGATTTCCAAGATTATCTATCGCAACGGCAGTGAGATGGTCAGATTCAAGAATGGCAGCTCGTACTCGATTCTCACTCCGAGCAACAATGGCGGCAGAGGTCGCACTCTGGATCTTGTCATCATTGATGAAGCTTTGACTCACACATTGGACATCGATGCCGCGCTGCGGCCTACGCTGGCCACGCGCAGGAATGGACAGCTCTGGCTCGTCTCCAATGCCGGAGATCCGCAGAGCTCAGAGCTTCTCAAGCATTATCGAGCTCTCGGCCACGAATCCATCATCAACAAAGACTCTGGCTTGGCCTGGTTCGAGTGGGCACCGACTAGCGATGAATTCAATGTCCATGATGAGGATGTCTGGTATCAAGCCATCCCATCCTTGGGCTTACCCAATGGGGTGACTTTGGAAGCTGTCAGACAAGCTGCACAGATGAATCCAGCGCATATCTTTGCGCGAGAGTGGCTCAATGTCTGGCCATCGACTTCTTCTGTCCAAGTCATCAGCGATGCTGCCTGGACAGCTCTCACAGATACGAGCACTCGCATTGGCAATCAGATCGTCTTTGGCCTGGATGTCACCTTCGAGCGCCACAAGGCCACCATTGCGGCGGCTGGGCGTATAGGCAACAAAGTGCCCATCGAGATTGTCGAGCGCGGCGATGGAGTGCGATGGGTCATTGATCGCTGCAAAGAGCTTTCGACAAAGTGGCGAGCGCCGATTGTCATTGATGCCGGATCTCCAGCAGGATCCTTCATTGATGCGATGCAACGCGATGGCATCAATGTCATTCCCATTGGTCGCAGAGACTTCGCTCAAGGATGCGGCACATTCTATGATCTAGTCCAGGATGGCCGGATAGCCCACGATGGGGATCCGCTTCTTCATCAAGTCATCAAGAGCACAAGTCGCAGACCATTAGGCGAAGCATGGGCATGGGATCGAAAGTCATGCGATGAGGCCATCGATCTTGTCGCGGCAACATTGGCAGTCTTCGGCATTATTCACAAAGAGCCGGAGAAGGAACTACCGAGGAGCAGGATCTACTGATGAACACAAAACAAGTGAGCACAATCATTCAACTACTAGGCGCGATGATTTTCGTGACAGGAATTGCGACCTATTCTCAGCGCGCTGCGGTAATATGTGGGGGCGTGATCCTCACGCTCTTTGGCATAGCATTGGAGCGAGATAGTGCTCAATAGACTTCTCAAGAGACAGATGCAGCCAAGTGTGGTCTATACCAACACAGGATATGTGGATTCATTAGGAAGAGTCGGAAGATTCTTCGAGGGCAATTGGGCTGGAGTTTATGTCGATCAAGACACAGCTCTTGGAGTGCCTGCAATCTGGCGCGGCATCACACTTATCTCTGATGCAATTGGAGCAATGCCTCTCCACGCATATCGCGGAGAAAAGATCGTCACTCCGACTCCCAATATCTTGCTGCGGCCGAATCCGCCACATACTCGCATGGAGACAATCAGCGCGATGGCAGCAGCATTGCTTATTCATGGCAATTACATCGCAGTCTTGGGAGAGCCAGGAATCAATGGCTTGCCAGATACTTTCTATCCAGTCGAGCCCAATCGAGTCCATGTCAGCAGAGAGAATGGTCGCATTGTCTATAACATAGACGAGAAAAAATATGACCAATCGGAAATCCTACATATCAAGAATTTCTCCATGCCTGGAGCTCTTGTCGGAATAGGAATCCTAGGCGCACAAAAGCAAGCGGTCGGAAAATCTATTGCAATCAATGAATATGCCGCTCGATACTTTGATGGCGGAGTAAGTCCATCGGCAATCTTGAAGTCTGCCAATCCCGATCTCACACAAGAAGAAGCGGATGCTCTAAAAGCTGCATGGATGTCAATGTATTCATCGCGCAATCGCGCTCCGGCTGTATTGAATAACACCACAGAATTCGAGGTCTTGAGCGATAACGCGCAGGAATCTCAATTGATTGAAGCGCAGCAGCAGGCACTTGTCGAAGCATCAAACATCTTGGGCTTGCCTGCCTATTATCTTGGAGCGCCTAATTCATCGCGTACTTATTCCAATGTCGAGCAAGAGAATCTTCAACTTATTCGCTGGAGCATTCAGCCGATTGCACAGCGCATTGAAGAAGCTCTCTCAGATCTACTTGTGCGCGGTCAAGTGGCGCGATTCAATTATGACTCGCTCTTGCGCACGGATACTCTCACTCGTTATCAAGCACATCAAATTGCTTTGGCCAATGGATTCCTCACAGTCGATGAAGTGCGCGAAATGGAAAAGCGTGAGCCGATGGAAGATGAATCGGAGAATGAAATCGAAGAGCCAGATGAGGAAGAGGATATTTCAGAGGATTCAGTCGATTCCATAGATGCAGAAGGAGTGACAATCGATGAGTGAGCTATATCATCGCAGCTTCCAGATCAATCTCGAACATCGCGCCGGTGGTGATGGTCGCACAATTAGCGGTATCGCTGTGCCTTACGATGTCGAGCAGAGAATCAGTGGTCAATTGGTCGAAGTCTTCCGCAAGGGAGCCTTCGCTGATGTGGTGCGCGCTCCTTTCCGCGTGAAGCTCTTGCGCGGTCATGATGCCAAGGCAATGCCTTTGGGTCGCGCCACGATGCTCAAGGAGACAGATCAAGGGCTCTATGCAGAGATGAGAGTGAGCCAGACTCGCGCAGGAGATGAAGTCTTGGAGCTCATCAAGGATGGCGCTTTGGATCAGCTTTCAATTGGCTTCATGCCCTTGAAGAATCGCAAGCGCGATGATGGAGTCATCGAGCGCATCAAAGCCCATCTTGCCGAGATTTCTCTTGTGACCTTTGGAGCGTATGGTGAGCTCGCCACTGTCTCTGGAGTACGCGATACGGAAGAGCCCACAGCTCCACGCTTATCCCACGCGCGTGAGATTCTTGCTTCCCTGAAGAAGTAAATGCCTTACAGCATCGTCACTGATCATCCAGAATGCTCTGGCTATGCAGTCATCAAAGATGCAGGGCGCGAGCTCATGGGATGTCACAAAACACAGGAGCAGGCAGAGCGCCAATTGACGGCTCTAAATATTGCAGAATATGGTGATCGAGAAGAAACTGCTGAGATCGAGATTCGTCAAAGCTACAAGCCCACAGCCGGAATGATTGAAGAAGCCAAGCGCGGTCTTGCGTGGCGCAGAGAATTCGGCAGGGGCGGCACAGCCATCGGAATCGCCAGAGCGCGTGACATTGCCAATGGGCGCGAGCTGCCGATTGAGACTGTGCGCAGGATGTCATCCTTCTTTGCGCGACATGAGATTGACAAGCAAGGCGAAGGATTCTCTCCTGGAGAAGATGGCTTCCCTTCCAATGGCCGCATCGCTTGGGCTCTCTGGGGTGGAGATCCTGGCAAGCGATGGGCAGATGCCATTGTCAGTCGAGATGAATCGCGTGTCGCAAAAGCGCTGACAATCCTTACACAATTGCGGAAAATGGTATAAAATCCAAAGCCAGCAGAACACCTTGCCTCTCTTGGCAACACCTTCTCACAATCCCACAAAATAAAGGAGAACTATGTCCAATTCATTCCTTGTCTCCTTGCGCGAGAAGCGTGAGAGCAAGACAAGCATGATCGAGTCGATTGTCGAGCGCGCTGCCGAAGAGCAACGCGATCTCACAGAAGTCGAGCTCGCTAATGTGGAAGCTCTCAATGTGGAGATCAAGAAGCTCGATGAGCGCATCGAGCAGATCTCGGACATCGAGCTCCGCAATGCAAAAGCGGCAGAATTAGCTGCAAAAGTTGATGCAGGAAGCAAGAGCGAAACTCGCTCCGCTTCTCCTGCTTATGTAGTCAATGAGCCTATGACTTACACCGAGCGCAGTGGCAATTCATTCCTTGGAGATGCGTATCGCGCACAATTCCAAAATGATCCTGATGCACAAGAGCGCATTCAACGCCATCAGCGTGAAATGGCAATCGAGAAGCGAGCAGTCTCGACTTCTAACTTTGCCGGTCTTGTCGTGCCTCAATACCTAGTGGATCTCTATGCCCCGCTCGCTCGCGCAGGCCGACCCACAGCAGATATCAGCCGCAAGCATCAACTTCCGGCACAAGGCATGAGCGCGGTCATCTCTCGCATCACCACTGGCACATCAGTGGCAGCTCAAACAAGCCAAAACACAGCAGCCGTCAGCCAAGACATCGATGACACCACCTTGACAGTGGATGTCTTCACCATTGCCGGTCAGCAATCAGTATCCAAGCAAGCTCTGATGCGTGGCACAAACATCGAGAGCATCGTGCTCTCCGATCTCATTCGTGCCTATCACACCAAGCTCGATGATCTGATCCTCAACGGCTCCGGATCTAATGGTCAGCCTCTTGGTCTTGCGACCATGACAAGCGGCATCTTGGTCACTTACACAGCGACCACTGGAACAGTGGCAGGGCTCTATCCAAAGATTGCTGATGCGATTCAACAGATTCAGTCCAATGTCTTTGTCAGCCCGACCCATGTCATCATGCACCCACGCCGTCTCGGATTCCTCTTGGCTGGCGTAGATTCATCGAATAGACCTCTCGTAGTACCGACAGCGAATAATCCAATGAACGCGATGGGCGTGGGATCAGGCACTCCTGCCTATGGCGCAGCATCCGGATATTCCCTTCTCGGTCTGCCGATTGTCACTGATGCGAACATTGCGACCAATGTCGGAGCATCGACCAATCAAGACACCATATTCGTCATGGATGCCAACGAATCCCATCTCTGGGAAGACGGCACAGGCGAGCCGATGTATGTCACCTTCGAGGAGCCGAATGGCAAGGTGGCCATCAACATTGTGCTCTTCGGATTCGCCGCGTACTCGGCAGAGCGTTATCCAAAAGCCATCGCTCAAATCAATGGCACTGGCCTAGCGGCTCCGAGCTTCTAGTCCGACACAAGATGTCAGAGAGTCACTCCTTCCGGTGGCTCTCTGGCTTTGACCATCAGCAGCTCTGCAAGAGAGGATCAATCACATGGGGAAGATGTACCGATTGACTCTCTCATTCGCATCCGTCACGAATTCCCTTTCGATTGAGAGCTGCTGATGGCCATTACAAACGGCTACGCCACACTCACAGAGATCAAGACATTCCTCAGCATCTCGGACAATGTCGATGACACTTTGCTTGAAGGAATGGTCGAGGCAGCTTCACGCTCCATCGACAGAATCGCCAATCGCCGCTTTTACTTGGATGCCAACGCTTCCGCTCGCGCATATCGCGTGAGCTCTCCCATCATTCTCTTCACAGATGACATCGGCACTACTTCTGGCCTGATTGTCAAGACTGATGATGATGGCGATGGCACATTCGAGAACACTTTGACCTTGAACACTGACTACATCATGGATCCTTTGACAGCTTTGGATCTTGGGCGGCCTTACACACAGGTCACGATGGTGACCAATACAGAGACTTTTCCTATCTTTCCTGGACTCTTCCAGAATGGGCTCAGGCCAGGCGTACAGGTCACAGCTCGATGGGGCTGGCCATCTGTGCCAGATGACATCAATCAAGCCTGTCTGATTCTCACAGCCGATCTCTACAAGCGCAAGGATTCTCCTGGCGGCATTCTTGGACTGGGAGATCTTGGAGCCATTCGCATGAGCCCACTGGGGCGCGATGTGACCGCTATGGTGCGCGCCTATCGCAAGGAGACTCTCGCATGACGATGACTGTCTCGACTGTGCGCGATAATCTCAAGACACAGCTCTCCAGCATCTCCGGTCTTCGGATCTATGACACAGTACCGGATTCCATCAATACTCCTGCGGCTGTGGTGGGAATGCTTGATATGGATTTCGATGCCACGATGAATCGCGGCTATGACCGCGCAACACTAGATGTCATCCTGATAACAGGCAGGATGAGCGAGAGATCTGCGCAGAATACTCTCGACACTTATCTGTCAGGATCGGGCAATAGCTCCATCAAGACAGTGGTGGAAGCCAACAAGACACTCTCAGGAGCAGTGCAGACATTGAGAGTGACAGCAGCGACAAGCGGATCAATTCAAGTGAGTGGCATTGACTATCTTGCCTATCGCTTCCGAGTAGAATTGATCGGATAGAAGGAGAAAAAATGGCTATATTCATGAATAACAATGTCGTTGTGATACTTGGTGGCACAACGATTTCAGACCATGTGAGCTCAGTGACTCTCAATCGAGAAGTCGATGCCGTAGAAATCACCAGCATGAGTGATACTGACCACACATTCCTCAAGGGATTGAACTCAAATTCTGTAAGTCTGGAATTTTTCAATGACTTTGCAGCATCTAGTGTCAATTCCATCATTGATGATGCGATGGGTACTTATCTCAATCTCAAGCTCATTCCGGTATCGGGCACAGTAAGTTCCACGAATCCGAGTTACACCATGAGCTGCTTCATCCAGCAGTGGCAGCCAATTTCCGGAACGCCGCAGGATGTCAGTACCTCTAGTGTTACATGGCCAGTGAAAGCATTGACCAAGAGTACATCGGCCTAATAGGAAGGAATCGGAAGGATGAGGCTAGAAATAACGACCAAAGACGAGAAGAAGACCATCTTGGAAGTGACTCCAGCAGTGGAGTGCGCTTTCGAGGTCGAATTCAAGGGCGGCTTCTACAAGCTACTCAGAGATAATGAGCGGCAGAGTGACCTTTACTGGATTGCACATCAGTGCATGAAACGCAAGGGATTGACTCAATTGGAATATGGAGATGCTTTCCTTGAAACTCTCAAAGAAGTGGACATTGTGACCGACAGCCCAAATGGGTGAGCCGACAAGGGCGAATCTTCGAGATTGCGACCTTGTCGGTCATCACCGGCATCGCTCCCAATGATCTTCTGGAGTGTGATCCTGCCTTCCTCATAGCGATCAAGGCAGTGCTCCGCGATAGAGCTCAAGCGCAACAGAATGCAGGAAGAAGGAGACGATGATTCGCAAGAATTTCGGAGCAGGCGATGTCCTTTTCGTCTCCAATCTCGATGAGGCTCTTCGGGATCTGAAGAAAATTGATCCGGATGCGCGCAAGGCTTACACGAAACAGACTTCGGCTGCCTTGAAGCCTTATGTCACCATCGCCAAGGGCTTCATCCCTTCGGAATCGCCATTGAGTCAGTGGCGCACAATCATTCCGACCTATACATCTCCAGGATGGGCAGATGATCGCAAGCATCGCAATGTGCGAGGCTGGCAGAGATGGCAATGGAATTCTTCGGAAGCGCGCTCTGGCATCAGAATCAAGCGCGGATATGTCAAAGGCAATCGATCCGGATGGGATAATGTCATCGGCATGGAGAA